TATAAAAGTTATGTTGGTGGAATTTTAACCGAGCCTGTGGCTCAAAGACTAATGACAATATAATATGGCAGCAATATCATCGGCACAAAGTGGGCTATCAAATGTTACATCTACTTGGGTAGGTGGTGTTATTCCAGTTGAAGGAGACAATGTAACTATTGCATTAGGGCATACTGTTACTATTACAGGTACTCATATATGGGGCAATGACACAGCAACCGCTGCTTTAACTATTGCAGGTTCTTGTATATTTTCTACAACTGTAAATACAGATTTAACCTTAAAGGGAACATTAATTAATAGCGGTACTGCTGCCGTATGGCAAAGAGGTACTATTGCATCTCCTATGCCTTCAAGTATTACTTCTAAAATTAGAACCAATTATTCAGCAACACTTGCAAATAATAAATACAACATTAGTTTTGGTGGGTCTACTCGTTTTGCCGAATGGAGTGAATGTGGTGCAACAAAAAATAGACAATTTCAAGTTGCTGCTGCAATATCAGCAGGTGCAACAAGTATAACAGTAAGTGATGCGACAGGATTTAAAGTAGGGGATATTATCTTTCTAGAGGCAACCAATACAACTGCTACTCAAAGAGAGCATAGAGTATTAACAAGTGTATCAGGTAATGTTGTAGGTTGGACAACAGGATTAACTAACGCACGAATAGCTGGTGCTTGGGGCGGTAATTTATCAAGCAACGTATTGTGGCAATCTTTTAGTGGTTCGTTTGGTGCGTATGTGATAGTTGTTTGTCAAGCTACGCAAGCCGCAGCAACAATTAACATTAAACAAGTATCAACACACGGACTTTACGCTCAAAGCGATATTGGGGGGTTTACGATTGGCGGAACAAATGCAGTCACAGTCGCCAATTCACCTATTGGGGTATTAGACAAAATTGCGGCTTGTGACTTACTACCTGATGGCACAAATGCTGCTGGAACTAACGCACTTTTAGGAGTGAGAGCGGGTTACGCAGGAAGTTGGACTTATCCTACTGTGTATTCAAGACAAGGGTACAGCAGTGGATTAAACGCTATATATTCAGCTTCAGGTGGCACTGGATTTTTTACAAACCCTTTTTTATGTGGCGTTAATGCGGCTATCTTTAGCCAATTTTCTGAGGGCGGCGTTGGTTGCAAAATTATTGGTGGGCGAATTACTAATAATCAACAAGTAAACGCAGGTGCGTCTATGATTGGTTTTTCAATGGATAACGTAACTATGGATGGTTCAAATTCCTTACTAAGTATTTTGAAAGGCGATTATACATTTGATAACTGCTCGTTTGGTCAAACTTATGGATTTTTAAATACTACGCAATTGCTTTTTAATAGTAATAACTCTTTATCTACACTTGATTTTAATAACTGCTTATTGTCTAACACACCCGTTGTATTACCCTCAACCTATCAAAATGCACTTGTAAATAAAGCTGTTACTATACTTAACAAAAATGCAGACCCAACCTTACAAGAAATATATTTAAACACAGGAGCAATTATTAGAGATAATAGTACTTTATTTCGTTCAAGAAGTTCAATAAAATTTAGCCCTTATATTACTAATACTGCTCACGGCTATGCTTTTCAGGTTTCGGCATCGGCAGGTGTTGTAACAAGGTTTAAATTTGGCTTAAGATATGATACAACATACGGAACTGCTACACCGCCATCAGTAACAGTATCGGGTTTAGGAATTACACCGCAAACCTTTACGGCAGGAGGTTCAGCTAATACAGATTATTCACAAGCAATTACAGTTACACCTGTAACAAATGGACTTTTAACAATTACAATATCAGGACAAACAACATCAACATTAGGAACTGGTAACTATTGGTTTAGTGGTATGTCTGTTAACCCTTTTATAGATTGGACACAATGGTATGGATTTACCTACAACCCATCAAGTGCAACGCTAACGATTGACCCCGTTGTGGTATTATCTGAGTCAGCAGCAGAAGCATTAAGTGGAATTTCTTTAGCAAGCAATACTATTACAATATCTTCATCATTAACCTTAAGTAATGTTTATGATTGGCTTAAATGGTACGAGTCAACTAATAGACTTAACCCTATTATTACTTCAACAAACGGAGTGAACTTTATATCTACCGCAAACGTGTCAATTACAAGTGGCTCTTTGACAGGTGGCAATATAACAGCACCATCATTTACTTTAGTTTCAGCACCTACAAATATTGCATTAACAGGTAACGTATCACAAGCTACTCCTACTAACTTAACAGGTGTTATAATTACAGGAACACTAACTTATAACACAAATACTAATATTACAATTACGTTAACAAATTGCACTTTAAATACAGTTGCTAATAGCGGTACAGGAGTTATTACAATCAATAAAGTAAATTCAAGTATTGCAAACTATACCGATGCTGAAATTAATTTCATTGATAGTACAATTTCAGTCATTGGAGCAGATACAATTACTTTTCATCCAACTGCAAATGATAGGGATTTAAACATAAATACATCGGGAAGCTTTTCGGGTTCATATTCTTTTAAGTTTGGCTCAACTATTAACGGAAGTTTAATGAGTGGCACACTTTACTTGCGATGTGTTGCTGGTGGAATACCTTTTAATATAAACAAAACAATAGTATTAGGCGATAATTTGGTAGATTTAGGGACTACTGCACAATTAGCATCGTTAAACGCAAAAATAGATTTAACAGCCAAACAATCATCTTTAGTAATAGTAAATCAAGGAGTACAAAAAGCAAGTAATTTTAAACGTCATACGACAAATATATAACTATGGAATATTTAATTTTTAAAACGTTAGCAATAGCGGTAAGTGCATCAATTTTAATTTGGTATAATATGAAAAGAAAAGAAAAAAATTTAAAAGAAAACAAAGCTAATCCACAGGAATTAGAAAACGGGGAATTTGGAATAAAAAAACCTAAAGATGAATTTTTAACAGGAGTTAAAATTGAAAAAATTGTAACAGACCCAATATTAAAAACAAATGAAGCAGAAGCAAGACCTCCAGACCCAAAAGGCAGACCTACAATTAGACCTGTCTAGGTTGTTATTAATAGTTTGTTGCTTGTTGTTTTTTAGTTCATCTTATATTGCTAATTATAATACAACGATTGATGAAGCTTGGAAAAGGTGGAACTTTTTAATGTATTTTAATTTTACATTAATGTTTTTTTCTTTAAGAAACGAAGCAAAAAAACTTATAACAAATACAGGGTATAGGATAGTGTTGTACTTATTGATTAATTATTTTATTGATAGCTATTTTGGATTAAAAGATTGGAGTTGGAATGATTTTATAACAGTAATAATAGTTATTATTGAATTAATATATAATAAACATAAAAAATGAGTAAAGAACAATTTGATTTAATAATTAGTAAATGGATTTCTCGCAAACTATTAGTTTTTCTTATAGCTTGTGGTGGTTTATTTTACGAAACTTTAACAAGTGCTGATTGGGTTGTTATTGCAACTGCTTATATAGGAATAGAAGGAGTTACCAATATAGTTGAAAGATTAAAAAAATGAAAGATGAAATTTTAGATTTAAAACAATCAATATTAACAGGAGGATATTTTGCCTTTGCTTTTACAGATGTAGATATGGTAATGAAAATTATTGCTTTTTTATTAGCATCAGGTTATACCGCACGTCGTTGGTATTTATTAGAAAAAAACAATAAAGATGAAGCTAAATAGTGATGGATATTTACTTATTACAGAATTTGAAGGGTATAGTGCAAAACCTTATTTATGTTCTGCAAAAGTACCGACAATAGGTTATGGTAATACGTATTACAGTAATGGGAAACGTGTAACTTTATTAGACAAAGAAATAAACAAACAACAAGCGTTTGATATGTTTAAATTAATTGCTGATAGATTTGCAAGTAAAGTTTCTAATTTAGTTAAAACACCTTTAAATCAAAATCAGTTTAATGCTTGTGTATCTTTAGCATATAATATTGGAATGGCTAATTTTATGAATAGTACACTTTTAAAATTAGTTAATAAAAATCACAATGATATTTTAATAGGATTAGAATTTAAGAAGTGGAATAAAGTAAATAAAAAAGAAGTTGCAGGTTTAACAAAAAGAAGAAAATATGAAAGCGATATATATTTTAGTTAGTTTAGTTTTATTTAGTTGTGGTTCAAGAAAAGTAGCAATACAGGAAATTAAAAAAGATTCTTTGAAACAAATAGAAACTAAAATTGTTACAAAAGAAGAAACAAATATTGCTATTAAAAACGATATTTATACAGATGAATTTACTATTACACCTTTAGATACTTTAAAAGATATTGTAGTAAACGGTATAACATACAAAAACGTCATTTTAAGATACAAAAAAGTAAAAGATAATAGTTTACATATAGAAAAGAAAATAGTGTCTAAAAATGAACTAAAAAAGGAATTAATTAAAACTTCAGTTAAAGAATTTAAAAAGGATATAGATAGAAAGCAAAATTATTGGAATTACTTATGGTTACTTTTAATTCCAGTTGTTTATTATTTATATAAAAGATTCAGATTTTTTATGTAAGCATAGCTATTTGCGACTCACTTTGCTTTTTTTGATATATTTTTGAAACTTTTTTTATTATTTTTTTATAAACTTATTTTGTTTTTAAATATACATTAAAAAGTATTTAGCAAATTTACAGTTTTTTTTTGACAAAGTAAATAGATTTTAAAATAAAGTTTTTAACACGATTGTTAATATCTTAAAATTATATTTGTATATGAAAAAACCATCACGCAAAACGTTAGTAGAAAAGTTAGATAAAATTTTTAGTATTTATATTAGAAGAAAAGACGCTATTAATGATATGGCTATTTGCGTAACCTGTAATAAAAAAAATCATTGGAGTAAATTACAAAACGGTCATTATATGTCAAGACGTCATTATAACACACGTTGGGATGAAGATAATTGTCACGTTCAATGTGCAGGGTGTAATGTATTTAAAGCTGGAGAAATATATTTATATGGTAAATATCTTTGTTCAAAATTTGATAATAACTTTCCTGATATGTTGTATGCTAAATCACATAAAGTTGTTAAATTTGCAGATGTAGATTTAATAGATATGATAGAATATTATACTAATAAGGTTAATGATTTAGGTTAAAAATTTGTTTTTGTTTTTCTTTGTTTTAAGAAGCTACTGTAAAAGGTAGCTTTTTTTATTTGTTAAAGTTTTGTTAATATAGTTTTATATTCAAAAAACAGTTATATATTTGCATAACAATAATAACTTAAAAACAAACATTATGAAACAGAATTTAAAAGATTTCGCATTATCATTAGGATTTATGATTACACTAACATTAATTTATTTAACAACAATTTATTTTTTATAATATGAAAGATTTAATAGACTACCAACGATTTCAAATTGAAAGTTTACAGGCAAGAGTTTGCGAACTTGAAAACATTAACAACGTACTATCAGGATATTGCTTTGAAGCATTAGACAAAGATTGTCCGAAAGAATACAAAGTGATTATTAAAAAAGAAATTTATAACCTAAAATTAAAATAAAATGGAATTAACATTAAATCAAAAACTGTCTTTAATTCAAAAAGAATTTAAAGCAAGTAAGTCAAAGTTTAACAGCTTTGGTAAATACAATTTTAGAAGTGCTGAAGATATATTAGAAGCACTTAAACCTTTTAACGAATACTACCAAGTGAATTTTACAATTACAGAATCAATAGTTGAATCACAATTTTTACAATTTCCAATGTTACGTTCAGTAGCTGCAATAAGTGATGATTTAGACACACTAACGGCTTCAGCAATAGTTGGTGTAGATTTAGAACAAAAAGGAATGCAAATGCCACAAAAGTTTGGTTCTGCAAGTTCTTATGCAAAGAAGTACGCATTAGGTAATTTATTGCTAATTGACGATACACAAGATGCAGACGCATCAAATAAGCACGATAAACACCTGCTAAAGAAGAATTAAAATGGTTAAATAAAAATACACCTGAATTTAATAAAGCGTTAGAATACGTTAAAAATGGTGGTTTAGTTTCTGCAATAGAAGCTAAATATAAAATGACTAAAGAAGTAAAAGAAGAATTATTAAAATAAAATTATTATATTTGTAAAACTGAATAGCCGACAACAGTAAAAAAAGGTAAGCAATAAAAAACACAATAATATGGGTGCATTAATTAATTTAAGTTTAAGAGTTGACAAATTACCAAAAGAGAAGTTTGTACAGGGTAAAGACGGAGCAGTTTATTACAATTTTACTATTGGAGTAAACGATGAATCTAACCAATGGGGTCAAAATGTTTCTGCAACAGATTCACAAACTAAAGAAGAACGTGAAGCTAAAAAGCCAAAATCGTACTTAGGAAATGGTAATGTAGTTTGGACTGATGGTAACATTAAACTTGCTGATAAAAAGCAAGAGTCTAATGCAAAAGAATTGGTAACAGATGATTTGCCATTCTAAAATTAATCAGGGGTGTAAAAACCCCTTTTTTTAAACAAAAAAAATAAACAATGAAAACAGTAAACAGTGTTAGTGGCGGTCAAACTTCTGCATATATAGCAGCTAATTATCCTGCAGATTATAATATTTTTGCTTTGGTTACTACAGATGATATTAAATGTCAATATCCTGATGCAAAAGTTAGACAAATTGTAAGTGATAAAATTGGTAAAGAATTTATAGGAACATTAGAAGAAGATATTATAATTAAAACAATTTTAGATTTAGAACAATTTATAGGAACTAAAATAGATTGGGTAGCAGGTAAATCATTTGATGAACAAGTAAAAAGATATAAATTAAATGGTGAAATTAAAACACATTTGCCATCAGTTATGCGAAGAACTTGTACTGTTGAAATGAAAATTGAACCTATATTTGAATTTTGGAAAAAAAATATTGGAGAAATTACAGAAACAAGAATAGGATTTAGAGCAAATGAAACTTCAAGAGCAAATGCAATGATAGAAAGAGCAAACGAAACAAATGGAATTTTAACATTTAAAAGTATTGTTGGGAAATCAGATAATGGTAGAAACAAATGGAAACATATTCCTTATCAAATACCAAGATTTCCTTTAATTGAAGATAATATTTATAAAGATAGCATTGTTGAATTTTGGAAAAACAAACCTGTTGAATTTGCTTATATGAATAATTGTGTAGGTTGTTTTCATAGAAATCCTGTTGTTCTTAAACATATGTCAGATAGACATCCAAATAAATATCAATGGTTTGTAGACACTGAAATTGAAGGTATGAAACATTTTAATGGAAATAATTGGAAACAAGGTATGACTTACGAAAAAATAAGAAATACTTTTAAACAAATTGAATTATTTGATACAGATTTTAATGAATGTGATTCGGGATATTGCGGATTATGAAAGATTGGAAAGAATTATTATGGGAAAAAATTAAAGACTTACCTTATCCTGAATGGATAAAAAAATTATAAAATATGGATATAGAAGCACAAAGGTTATTAATGCAAATGTTTGAAGAAGATTGCTTTATAAATCCATTAGAAAAAATAGAATATCCTAAACCTGCAATATCATTTGGAACTAAAAGTTATGAAACAAAAGATGGCTCAAAAGAATATCCTGTACCTTTAGGAACTTATGGTAATTTTAGCTTTGTTCAAGCACCGCCAAAATCAAAGAAAACATTTTTTGTAAGTTTATTATCAGCAGTTTATTTAGCAGAAAATTTAGAATCGTTTTGTGGCGAATTAAAAGCAAATAGACACAATCAGCATTTAGTGCATTTTGATACAGAACAAGGTAACTTTCACGCTGCAATGGTATTTAAAAGACCATTAGATATGATTTCAATAAAATCAGATAAATATCATACATTAGCATTAAGACAACTTGGATTTAAAGAACGTATAGATTTTATAGAATATTATCTTTATGACAAATTAGAAGGTAAAAATATTGGATTAGTAATTATTGATGGAATTGCAGATTTATGTTCAGATGTAAATAATATAGAAGAATCAAATAATGTGGTTCAAAAGTTAATGAAATGGACAAAAGAATTGAATTGTCATATAATAACAGTTATCCATAGTAACTTTGGTTCAGATAAACCAACAGGTCATTTAGGTTCTTTTTTAGAAAAGAAAACAGAAACACAAATACAATTAGAATTAAATACAGTAAATAAAGGATTAGTAACCGTAAGTTGTAAACG